TCTGGACCATCGAGGATGTCGCCCGCTACGCCCGGTGCAGTATTCGCCATGTGACGACCCTCCGCGAGCAAGGGCTGCCCTTTCGCAAGCTGGGCCACCTGGTTCGATTCAGCCCTGAGGCTGTCAAACGGTGGTTCGAGGATTGATTTGGCCATCTCACGCCAGACGCCTTCGTGATCGCAGATTCGATTTTTGATCTCGTGGTAGGCGGCAATGTTGTGAAGGATGCTGCATTTTGCCCGCACGGGCCAGGTGCTAGGCCGCTGGTGCTCAAGAAGCAATTGAAGGCTGATTGCGAACGATGAGCGAAGGCTTCACAATAAGGCACCGTCACCTGAGGGTGATGAATGGCGGAGATTGGCAACGCGTAAAAACGGGCTTGGCATCTGAGCGAATGGTGGAAATATGTTCTTATGAACAATTCAATAGCCATTTCGCTTCCCTCCAGCCCCAAGGTGGAAATCAGCCGTCTCGGTTTGGAAATGACCCAGCCTCTCACCTTTGAGGAGTGGCGTGACATGGCGCCTACTCTTGGGCAGCTGGTCACGGGAGTGGGGTTTGTGATTGGGGACTGGCTGGTTTACGGCGAGACTCATTTCTCTGAGAAAGGCCCGATATCACGGCGGGTTTCGACACCCATTTACGACGAAGCGGTTAATGTCACTGGTCTGGACCGCCGCACGCTGCATAACTACGCCTATGTAGCGCGACGGGTGCCGGCGGCACGGCGCAGTTTGCGGCTGTCGTGGGAGCATCACCGGATTGTGGCCAAATTGCCCGCTCTTGAGCAAGAGCACTGGCTAAACTTGGCGGAAAAGGCTGGCAAAGAGCGGGTAATCAGCACCATGAGGCTGCGCAAGAGTATCCATGCCGGGCGATTGCTGACTCCAAAAGAAATGACTCCGGATCCGGCTGACCGGGGGCAACCCAACCACATCCCCCACCTCAACCGACTGTGGGTGTGGTGGCTAGACTTGCGCGAGAGTGGCTGGCGCAAGGAAGCGACCCGCGAACAGAAGGACGCTCTCAAACGCGACCTGGGCATCGTGCTGCAAATCATACAAGAAATTGGCTGACGGGCATGGGCTTTGGGTTTGAATAGGGGCTGTCCTTCGTGACGGTCTCATGCCTTCCCATTCCGACCTTTTGTTTTGCTACTGCCTCCAAGTTGGTGGACGGGAATTCGCGATCCGGGTGGATCATGGCGGTAACATGACTTGGGACGATTACCCGTCCCGGCGCGCGGCGCAGGCGGTTGATGGCGACGGATTGGCTGCACCTCTGTTTGCTGCTGAACCAGACGCTTTCACGGTCAAGGTCCAGGCGCGGGGAGATCTTCTGGGCCAAATCCGAGTGGCGGCTGACCAGGTTGCCACCGATGAATGGGCAGCAGAGGATGAGGCGCGACTTGACGACATCCTCCTGCCGCTGTTCTGGACCCAAGTGAACCCGCGCCTCCGGCATCCGGTTGATCCCGGCAACACGAATGATTAAAGCTGCTCATAAATCTGCATCAGCGGCAGCAGATCCCGTTTGATTGCAGCGCGCTGTGCGGGTGTAGCGCGGGTCAGCCAGCGGTCCTGCTGCAGGGTCTCCCACCAGGCGCACAAGCGATTGACGAAGGGGATGTGATTGGGTCGTCCACGCTCGCCGGGTGCGATCCGCATGTCGGCCAGACTCAGCAGGCGGCCGGCGGTGATGCTTTTACGCAGGCGGCGCGTCGACACAACACCCGATTTATCGCCGTTCAGAGCGGTTTTCAGCCATCGGGTTTGATCCCTGGCTTCCAGTTTGGCCACGGCCTTGTGATGCTCCCAGGATAGATCTTCGTTGCGCAACGAAGCTGGGACCCGGCGCGCCACATAGGCGTAGGTGATGAGCGTGGAGCGGTCCAGACCAGTGGCGGCCATCGCCCGCTCATAGGCGGCGGAGTCCACCCGGCGCGCAGGTTGTTTCCCCGGTTTGGCAAAGTGCGCCTCGCCGTAAATGAGCCAGTCGCCGATGAGGAAAGCGACGCAGCGGGAGGCCTCATTCAATCGGGGGGCCAGAGCGGCCCATTCCTCGAACGAAAGCTGGGTGTGGACGGCAAGGCCGGTGCGGGATACGGTGAACTTGTGGCAGTCAGGCAAGGTGAGGCTCATGGGCGGGGCAGGGGTTGGTCAAGGTGGTTGAGTTGGTGATGACGGCGTTGGCGGTAACTATCGCGGGCAGGGAGCGAGCGCATGGCCCGGGAAGGGGGCAGGTTGAGGGCGCTGCTGAGACTGACGCAGCGTTTGCTGACCGCGGCCCGAGTGACGCCGTGGCGGTGGGCGATGGTGGTCATCGAGTCACCGGTGTAACAAAGGCCGGTGACTAGAGCTAGGCACTCGATGCTCAGTCCCGGGCGGTCCTGAGAAAGTAGTTCGCCGATCAGACGGCGCAGCAGATGCAGGGTGTCCTCGTCGGATCCTACATGCATTTCCGGCTGAGCGAATCTCTCGGGCGGGCTTTCTTCAGGCTCGACGGCGGATATCGAGCAAAGTGGGGTGTCGGCGACATCCCGGTGACGGCTGCCGACGGTGTCCGGCATGTCAGGGGAGTCGAGGCCCAAGTCCGCAAGCTGGCTGCGCTGATCGGGAGGAAGAGACTCCACCCAGGCGTTGTATTGACGGGCATACTCAGCATCCGAATCGCGCTGGCGGCGGATGTAGCTGTCCGGAGCGTCACGTTCCATGGTGGCAGTCATGGGCGGACCTCCTTTCCCTGTGCCTCGGGGCGGTGGCTGAGCAGCCAGCCGATCACGAGGTGGGGCTGGAAGCGGACTAGTTGGCCGATCTTGATGAAAGGCAGGCCGTCTTGCCGGAAGTAGCCGACTTGGCGCAGGCTGCAACGGGCGAAACGGGCGACGTCACGGGCCGTCCACAAAGGCGGGACGGGAAGGGGATCTGAGGCTGAAATCAGCGTGTTTGCGGAGGATTGCGTGGGTGTGCTCACCCCCGGGGTGCTGTGTCAACTGACCCACTCATCTTCGTTGCAAAACGAAGATCGGCGAGGGATCAAAATGGAGCCGCTGCGGCATCGTGAATCGGACCCATTTCCCAGCCTCAACGGGCGCTGAATGCCGATGTGTGCGGATACCTGCCGATAGCGTGGAGGAGGCGAAAAACGGCCCGCAGAAAGCTCCCCCAGGAGCCCTCCAATCCCGCTTGCGCTGCCCTTACCTTCAGGAGTATTTGCGACGTGCCAGAGAGGCGTTTACGCGCTTTATGAGGGCCTACCCTCGGCTCGACCCATCTCTCGAGTTGGGCGCATGGATGAGCTCGTTCCCCTTCCATTCGTTGCACCGAACTCGTATCAGATCGCACATCGGTTGTTTTTGATTTTTTCCCCTGGTGCGAACTCGTATCGCATCTCGTCCCCCCCTAAAGGGGGGAGGACGACATGATACGAGTTCGCACAGGCACCGCGCTTTCTCGTAACGTTACGAGTTGATACGAGAAATACGAGTTCGCAATCAGCGGCGTTTTTTGGCGTTTTTGGCGGCAGTGTTTTTGGGGCGTTTGGCCTTCACTCGGAGCGGCACCTCCTCCATCAGAGAGCCGCGCTCGGCAAGCCGGGTCTGGTAGGCCGCCACCATCTCGGGCAAGCCACGCAGCTTCTGGCCTCCACGACCCTCCCCGATGATCATTTGGATCAAACCTTTCGACTCCGCCTCATCGGCCAAGCCAGCATAGAAGTTGCGGTGCCAGCCGTGGTCGTGGAACAGGTTCTTGAGTTGGTCAGCGGACAGCAGGGCCTCGCGCGGCCTGTATTTGAAGGTGGTGGGGAACAGCCCGAGGAACTCCTCCATGCTGGGCTTCCTGCGGTCAATGCGTGTCTCCTCGCCGCCGCCCTGCTCTTGCTCCAGTTCTTCCTCGGGGACCTCCCGCCAATGCATGCCGCCGCCGAGGGCGTGGCCGATCAGCCGCCCATAGGAACGGTTGCCGTCATCGTCCTCCCAGCGCAGTCTTGCTCCGCGCTTGCCCGCCTTGAGCTCGAAGATCGTGTGGCTGCCCACCGAGCGCAGCGCAAGCACAGCCCGTGGCCAGTTGGCCCATTCAGCGCTGCCGCTGCCCAGGTAGGCGAAGTCGGTGCCATTCCACTTGGGTTTTTCGGAGCCGCTGGGGGGCTTGTTGCAATGGTGAAGCACGACAATGCCGCAACGATGCTGGTGAGCCAGTGGATTGAGGCCGTTGCGCAGGAACGCGCCCACATCCTTCTGCGAATTGGCCTCCCCGCCCAGATAGGCCAGAGCCGGGTCGATCCACAGCAAATCAGGCTGGTGCTGCGAGAGCATCGGCGCGAGCACCTGATCGCAAAAGTCCTGGCCGACGCGCACATCCTCGGTCGCCACCAGGATGTCGCGCAGCACCACGTTCTTTTCCTCCTCGGTAAACCCCAGCCCGTGCAGCACTCCGTCGCGCATTTCCGCGAGGTCGCCGTTGTCGTTCTCGCTCTGGATGATGAGCGAGCGCAAGGGGCGCGCGGGGGTAATGCGAAAGAAATCCCGGCCCACCGCCCAGCACATGGTCGCCTGCATGGCCAGGGTGGATTTGCCCACGCCACTCTGGCCCACGAAGAGCAGAGCGCCACCGCGGCACAGGTAGCGGAACTTGAGCAGTTCATCAGGATCATTCTCCGGCGGAGTCAGCAGGGAGCCCAAGGCGAAGGCCTGCGGTGGAGGCAGCTTGGGTTTTTCCTCGCCCGCACCCGCGTCAGTCGCTGTTCGAGGTGCCACAGGGGATGCAACCTCTGGAATCTTGGCCATGTCGGCCCATTGGTCCCGGTTCATGGCAGGTTGTGGGGGTTATAGTGGTAAACAGGCTGGCGAACCGATGGGGCGCCATTACGGCGTCTGAGTCCGTCGGGCATCCGCACAAATTGGCAGCGCGTCCAGGTGGCAGGGTCCGCGCCGAGCGAAACAGCATACCGCATGAAGCGCAGTTGTTTGGCTTCGTCGGCCGCTGCGCAATTGAACCAGCCGTGCAGGGACTTGTTGCCACTGTGAACCGCCATGACCAAAGGGGCCAAGCGCCCCAGGTGCCAAAGCACCGCTGCATGCGCATCGGCGGGTCCCTGGTCGAATTCGATGACCAGATAGCGCCGCGGACCCGTGTTATCCAGGGTCCGCAGGGACTTTCGGCCATCCCCCTTCCGCAAGCCCCAATGGGCTTTCATGGGCGATGGCACAATCAACTGCTGGTCGGCCAGTTCGCCTCGCCAGTCTTCTCGGTTGCCCACTCCGAAGTCTTTTCTCACATCGAGCGCAACGCACAGCAGCGGGTTGTCGGGAAACAGTTCGTCGATCAACCACTCGGTCATGGGTGCTTCCCAATCGATGCGAACCGGTGACGCTTCCCACAGGTCAGCCAAGCCGGTCACTCCGCTCGCAGCTACGACAGCCTCGATCTGCTCCTCATTGCGCTCCGGCCAGCTGTGACGGCTTGGCTGCGCAATCGGCTCTCGATTGCCCTGAGGCTGTTGCGGGTGCCGATGACTTTCGTTGCGCTCGCGCGGTTGCCAGGCGCAGGCCTCTGAATTGGCGATGGCGGACGCGATCTCTACTGCCGGGACATCCCGGCCGCAGCCAGCACAAGCGGCTTCGATGAGCGCGGCCATTTCGGCCTGGTTCGGAAAAAAGGGATGCAGCACCCGGGCGATGCGGAACAGCCAGTTGTGGACACCAGCGCCTGCGGTCGGACAAGTAGCCAGCATCTCCGCAACAAACCTCGGGAGTCGGCGGTTGGTGGTGAGGGGACGGCTCATGGCTGGCTGCCTCCTTTCTCGCTAAGGTCCCGACCGCGGGAGGCAAGCCGCCGCTGATCGCGCAGATACGCCATGACCTCAGCTCCGTCGTAGCGAACCACGGTGCCGAGGCGCAAATGCGGAAGGCCAGCTTTGCGCAGGTTGATCAGGTGTCGTTGGCTGACCTTGAGCAGGTCAGCCAGTTCTTTTTCAGTCAGCCATTGAGGGGTGGATTCCATTGGGTTCATGCCCTTGCCCTGGTGTCAACTCGACCCGGCGACGCTTGAGATTGACAGCATCGCAAGAGCATAAGCATCATGCACACGCCTGCCCATCAACCCTGCTACCTCTCGCTAAACCGTCTTGCCCAGATCACCGGCAAAAGCCGAATCACGCTCCTGCTACGGGTCAAGGACGGCAAACTCATTCCGGACGCGGCCCTCGACATCGGGGGCGGTCGCTCCCTGCCACTTTTCTTGCCAGAGCAGGCCGGACCATTGAGCCAACCAAAGCCACGCTCCACCGCGCATCCGCTTCTTTGAGCCCTCTCACCCCAAACTCTCCCATCATGTCAGTCACCCCCACCCCTCCGAGCATGAACCAATCCGTATCCTTGCCCATTCTCCCCAAATCCGAGGCTGCTGCCCTTAAAGCGATCCAACAGGCTTGGCAATGGCACTCGGAGCGTTTGATGGTACTGCAACCCGAATGCGTCCAGGCCGACCGCAGGGCAGCCTATGGAGCGTTCCTGGCCGAACCGAGCCCAGAAAACGAGCAACGACTCGCCGTGCTGGCCGATGATCACCTGACGGGTAAGCGCTACGCTGTGCTGCGAGAGGCCCATGCGGAGATACTCTTTCGGCTGCGGACTCAGGCCATCGACAGGGTGACGCCCTTGCTGGAGCAGCACCGGCAGGATTTGACGGCTGAAGTGGTGGCCCACAAAGCACCAGATACAGACCAAGGCTCAGACTCGCGTATCGACGCCCAGGATATCAAAAACAGGCGTGCCCTGGAAGCGGTCACGCTGGTGCTCCAGAACTTGGAACAGATGGTGCATACGCCACCGATGGACCATGACTGGTCACCCGGTGTGTTTGCGGGCCTCTTCCAATCCGCAGCCGAAACCCCTGCAATCACACCGCAAACCCGCCCTGCCAAGCCTGTTGCGCAACGATGATACGCATTCGTTTGGGTGCCAAGGCACGAGAGGGAGAATACACACCCTCTCTACCAGTCGCCGGGAATGGCCTGCAAGGATGTGCAGCAGGTTTGAGTATCAGCGATGAAGGTCGTTTGCGCATCAATAACTGGGCTCGTCTGGAGGCACATACATGACGGTTTTGGAGTCACAATCTCGGACGAGGTTCCAGACACCACTTTTGTAAATGCCTTCATATGCGCCGAATTCTACCGCCCCGTTAACCGGCTTCACCGTTTCGTTCTGGGAGGTTCAAGCTCAGCCGCCTGAGTGTAGCACATTCAGCACTTCATCAATCGCCCTGCGGCTCTCCTCCTGGATGGCCGTGGCATCCAGACCGGACAGGATGGGCGGCAGTTCGTTCTCGAACTTGTTGCGGAGCAGTTCCTTCGCCCGACCGACCAGACGGGTCCAGGTCTGGCGCACCTCCTCGATGCTCACATACTCGCGCTTCTTGACTGCCAGGCGCAGCTCTCGCTCCTCCACCTCGGCCAGCAGCTTGCGGGCGCGCAGGGCGGTTTCCTCGTCGGTGACAGCAGGTTCCCCGCGCAGTTCATGGCGGCGCATGAACTCACGCCACTGGGTGACGTCATGAAAGCCGCTCGCATCCGGCTTCGGCGCATCCTTGAGTTTGCGCCAACGATTGATCGAGCTGCGCGAAACACCGAGAATGCGAGCCAAGTCGGAGTTGTCTGCGGCCACCGCAGGGACCTGCCCCGTGCTGACGGCCATGCTTTGGAGCATGACGCGCTCTGATCGACTGAGGTTACCGCCCCGCTGCACACGTTGGGCAAGATTGGCCAGATCGCGGTGCAGCAGCTTTTTGGCGATGTCAGGTGAGATTGAGTCCATGCCCCTAGAGTTGAGTCA